CGACCGAATAAGAGAAGGTGTGGTATATCTCCTGATTCCAAATATACCGACACCTTTGATTTTAAATGGTCATTACCAATGTAATTATCTAATTGAGTGGGTCTATATTTTTCTACCCAAAGTGAGTGTTTTAATGTTTCCATTAATTAATTGCTTGTGTTGATACCAAGAAATATTCTGAATCATAGTTATCAATTGAGAACTTAATTCTTGATAGTCCTGCTGAACTCACTTCTAATGTTGCACTTTCACAATCTTTATTTGCATTTAAGATTGATGCAAACATATTTGC